CCGTGGCCGAGCCGCTCACCTTGATGACGCCGGGATTCTGCTGCGGGATGGTGAAGCTACCCACCACCGCGTCGCCGGTCATGGCGCGATCGATGGTGAGCGTCAGGCCGGTGACCGTGGCCACCGGCGTGTCATTGACCACCAGGCTGCCATTGACGCCGGCGAGCTTGCCGTAGGCCGGCGCGGCAGTCGGCGAGGTGAAGTATTGCGAGGTGGCCGTGGTGACGTTTTGTCCCACCAGGTCAAAGGTGACATCGGCGATGCCCTTGGGCTGCAGGTTGATCGCCGCCTTGCTGATCTTGACCCCGCTGTAGACCTCGGACTGGGCGATGTCGCTGTACCAGTCCTCGAAGCTGAAAGACTTGTTGGTATGCCCGGTCAGCGGCGCGTAGGTCTTTTTCCCGACCACCGTCACCGTGGCGCTCGAAATCGGGCCCTCGGCCGTGAGCGTGAAGCCGCGATACACGGGGACCACCGTGGCGATGGTGGCCGTCAGCGCGATGATCTGCAGATTCTTGCCGGTGTTGTTGGTGCTGAAGCCGCCGCCGGATAGCTGGATGACGTCGCCGAGTTTGAATCCATCGGTCAGGTAGGAGCCGGCGGCGCGCGTGAGCGTGTAGGTCTGATCGCCGCCCACCGTCGTGCCCGAGGCGATGGTGATCGATGCGCTGGTGGCCGTCGCCCCGGCGGTGAAGTCGCGGGCGAGGATGGCGGCAAAGAAATCCGCCTGCGCCTTGGGTGCGAGCTCGGCCTTGAGCGAGCCCTTGACCGAGCGCACCCCGTGGCGGAAGTCATGCACCTGCTGATCGGGCCGGATTTCCGCCGACTCAAAGGTTGCCTTCTCGAGCGACGCCTGCAGCGTCACCCGGGTGATCGACTGCGCGGCGGTTGCACCGGGCAGCGTCCCGTAGGTCGATTCGACCTTGTAGGCTGATTGCTTGTATAGACCGACTGCATACGTCATGGCCGCTGCCCCCGCTCAAATGAAAAGAGCCGCGGTCGGCGGCCCGTGGTTGAATCGTTGCCCCGCCTAGTTGACGTCCTGATAGAGCGTCATCACATCGAACGACTGCATGTACAGCATGGTGGCCTGGTCGAAGTCATCCGAGCCCACGTTGTCGATCATCATCCGGTAGACCGTCACGCCGCCGATCGTGCCGTGCTGGTTCTTGCACGCCGCGATGCCGGCGGCCACGAGCGCCTTGCAGCCCGCGTAGTCCTCGGCAATCGCCGTCACCTGCACCCGCGCATCCATCAGGGAAGGCGCCATGGCATCGACCACCGGCTGCAGCACCGAATCGACCTCCCAGTAGACCAGGTACGGCCGCACGGTCGCCTGGCGCGCCACGCGGGCAAAGATGCGTCCACCCGAAAGCGACTGCACCGTGGCGTCGCCCGTGAGCAGCGTGTAGACCGCAATGCCGGCGCTCATGTGGAGGTGTCCGCAACGTAGTCGTCAATCCGCGAGGCGAGGTCATCGCGGAATGTCTCCACCGCCGCCTGCGCCCCGTGATCGAACGCCGGCCGCATGAACGGCTTGGCCACCGCGCCCGGATTCACCACCTTGGCCACCGGATGGCCGCCAGGGACCGCGAGCGCACTGCCGGGCTGTGCGCTGATGATGTGGGCCTTGGTGCCGAATTCGACCCAGTAGGCGTAGAACACATCATCCTTGCCGCGCAGGGCAAACTTGGCTTGCTTCTTGGCCGTCAACGGCTTGTTGCCGGCATAGATGCGCGCTTCGGGGACGCCAATCACATGGCCATTCTTCGCCGTCCGCGTTGACACCCGGATCGACGCCTGGAGCGCCCCCGAGTCCTTCGGGCATTTGGCCCGGGCAAGGTCCGCGATCACCTTGGCGCCCTTGCGCAGCGCCGATCGGTCGATGCGCTGGATCACCTTGCCGGGCAGGGCGTCCAGCCGCGCCTCGAGCTCGGCCAGGCCGGCGATGTCGATTTCAGCCATGCGTCAGCCCTTGTTCAGTCCCTCGGAGGCGATGAGTGTCAGCACCCGATCGCGTTCGGACTCATTGGCAACGCCATGGATGTTGAAGTAGCGCCCGCGGTAGACAAAGCGCATCGCCGCGACCGCCTTGGGATCGTCAAAAATCGATTGCCAGCGCATCGTCACCGTCACCGGCTGGTCGATCTGCATCGCCTGCGCCGACAGTAATTCGCGCCCGCCCGACGGCTCGATCGCCGCCCACACGGTGGCCACATCCGACCAGGTGGTGGCCTGACCGCCATAGGCATCGACCGTGAGGTCGCGCGACTGCAGCGTGATGCGACGGCGCAGGTCGCCGGAGCGGATCGGGATCACGCCAGGACCACCTTGTAGGGATCGAGCAGCCCATCGACGAAGGGCAGCAGCTCGACCTTTCCGCGCGGCAGCACCGCGACCTCTTCGCGGTTGGCGTACATGGTCGAGGTGCGCAGCTTGATCCAGGTCTTGATGCCCTCGGGCACGTCCGACGGGTCGCCGTAGCCGGCCACAAACGTCACCTGCACGGCGCCCACCTGCGGCAAAGTGGGTTGCCAAATCTTGCCGAACACTGGCGTAATGCGGCACAGGTCGCCGGCGTTTTCGACAACATAGTCGGTCGCCGGCATCGTCTGCCAGGTCGCGCTCATGTCGAGGTATTGGATGCTGGTCACGGACTGAACCGGCGACTTCGGGATCAGGATCGCGTGACCAGGCAAGGTGAACGGGTGCCCGAACGGCACCCCCATCAGGCTCGGCCCCGGGAAGGCATCCAGCACATACTTCCACGTCGCTGTGATGAGCTGCCGTCCCGTGGCCATCTCGGCGTACTGGCGAGCTGTGACCAAGTAAGCGTCGATCAGCGCGTCATCGTCCGAGAAGTCCACCCGCAAGAATAGCTTTGCCTCATCGACCGTGACGGGCTCAGCCGCGGGTGGACTTACCAGTTGCAGTGGCATGGATCAGACCACCTGCACGACGCCGGTCTGGTTGAACGTCGCGGCAGTCTCGAACCGCGGGCGCCCGAACAGGTACGCCGCGACGATGCTCGCCGCGGTGCCGACGGTCACCGACACGGCGACGTAGTTGAAGCCGCCATTGGTGTCGAGGTCGTCGGTGTCGAAGTTGATGATCGCCTGCTTATTGTCGCCGCTGGCCTTGACGATCTGGGTGATCGCCTTGCCGGTGACGTCCTTGGCGCCGGTGCCGGAGCTGTCGGTCGCCTGGCGGATCTTGGCGTCGACGGTGGCCGAGGTGCCGAGCACGCCCGTGGAGATGAGCGCGCCGAACTGGTGGAACTCGGCGGTCGACACCCACGACGTGAGCACCGTGCCGGCCGCTTGCGAGGCCGGATCGATGGAGGCGGCGAGCGCGGTGCCCTCGCCGAAGGTCTGATTCAGGTACATGGTCGATTCCTCTGCGATGAGCGGTTAGCGGGCGCCGAGCTGCACGAAGGGCGAGAGCTTGTTCGTGCCCTTGGCCTGCGTGATCTGGTTGACGATCTTGGGCTGGCCGTCCACCCGGAACAGCGCCCGGAAGGCCGTGGCGTCGGCGTCGAAATACAGGTGCATCGAGCTCGCCATCTCGATGCCGCCGGCTTTGACGATCGTCCGGTACCAGGACAGGTCGACGAGCATCAGGTCACCGGCCGACGAGAAGGCCGAGGCGTGCTGGCTGACCATGATCGGGCGGCCCAGCAGCGTGCCGTAGGGCGATTCCTGCGTGCCCTGGCTGATCGGCAGGTACAGGGGGATGCCCGCGCTCGACGAGGCGAGCGTCCACAGGGCCGGCAGCGTGTCGGGCCCGATGAGCCAGACGGCGCGCGTGAAGGCGCCCGGCGGGAGTGTCGCCACCATCTTGGCCAGGTTCGCCGGCAGGATCGTCCCGGTGCTCTGGGAGCTTTCCTTGGTCACCGTAATGGCGGCCGTGCCAGAGAAGCACCCCAGCGGAGTGCCGGCGCCGGTGCCGACGAGAATGGCCTCGTTGGTTTTCCAGCGGATCGAGCGGGCCATCAGGTTGGGCAGATAGCCATTGAGCGCGTCCGTGTCGGCCAGCAGCTCATCGGTGAGCGGCACCAGCGCCATGAGCTTGTGCAGGCGCAGGATCGCGGTGCCGAGCTTGGGCTTGGTCGCCGTGGCGGCCGAGGCTTCGGCCTGCCAGTAGGCGCGCACCCCGTCCGTGCCCTATGGCGTCGTCTCGTCCTTCGGGAACACCATCGAGTTGCCCTGCACCTCGACCTGATCGGTCAGCGGGAGCAGCGAGTCCTCGGCGATGGAGAGGTTGAAAATCTCCTTGCTGTACTCGGGCGGGACCAGAAAGCCGCCGTCGGTGCCGACCTCCTCGCCGCCGTAGCTGCCCGGCGCCGCGGCGCCGATCTTGAGG